CAGCAGTCAGTGGATCAACAGCTTCACCATCACTCGTAGCAGGCGAAACAGTTACACTTAACGGAACCACAGTTACCCTAAGTGGCACAACTGTGTCAAGTTTTGCAAGTGACATTAACAATGCCGGTATTTCTGGCATTACTGCCGCAGTAGTTAGCAACAAACTTGCAATTTACGTAGCAGATTTATATGTAACTGGTACAGAAAGTGATAGCTCTGAAGATCACAGTGTAGTATTAGCTGATACATCAGGAACACCATTTGCAGATTGTGGTATCACTGTCGGTACATACAATGCACCAGCATTACAGTATAGCACACATGCAGTAATTCCACGTTGGAGAAGTTCAGATACTACTCCTAGACCTACTGGAAGTGTTTGGGCAAAAACCACAAATGTTAACAGCGGTGCAAATTTAAGTGTTAAGAGATATAATTCTACAGTTGGTACTTTTGTAAGCCAAAGTGTACCATTATATGCAAACGATGCTGCTGCAAACTATGCATTAGATACTAGTGGCGGCGGCACAAACATCTCTGCAAACAGCACGTATGCAGAATACGATGTAACAAACAATAACAGTGCGCTGGTTAAAATTTATCAGCGTCAAGCAAGCGGTAACACAGTTGTTACTGGTAGCAGCACTAGCCCGACATTTACTAATGGTGAAACATTTAGTATTAGTGCAAGTGTTGCAGGTAGCACTAGCATGAGTACTCCTGTGTTAGCAACACTCGGTGGAACTACTGCATCTGACTTTGTTGCGGCAGTACTAGCAGCAAATGTCGCTAATGTAACTGCAACAGTTTTAACTTCGGGTGCAGTTAGAATTTCTCATACACAGGGTGGTGTAATTCATCTGTGGGAAGAATCAGGAACACCTGTTGCTGATGCTGGTATTACAACCAGTGTTGACGGTGTCCGTGTTCTGTATGAAGATGGTACTAATGTAGGATTGGTATTGAGCAATTGGGTGCCCATGGAAAACCCAGATGGCACAGGATATTCTGCTAATAGCACAGCGCCAGGTCAGGATCCAACAGACGGTACTTACTGGTACTATAGCGCCATTGACCAAGTGGACATCATGATCAACGATGATGGTTCCTGGAAGGGTTATTTAAATGTAACCAACGATGTTCGTGGGTTTGATTTATCTAATACCGATAGTTACGGACCACAAGTTAGTGCATCAGCACCGACTACACAAAGCACAGCCAGTGGTGGTGCAGCACTTGAATATGGTGATTTGTGGATTGACACATCAGATCTAGAAAATTATCCGTTAATTAAACGTTGGGAAAATGTTGATGGATTAGATCAATGGGTATTAATTGACAACACAGATCAAACCACCAGCAATGGCGTTGTATTTGCAGATGCACGCTGGGCAGCAAATGGATCAACTGATCCTGTGACTGATAGCATTCCAGATATTGCTGCAACACTACTATCTAGTAATTATGTTGACATTGATTGCCCAAGCGCAGCATTGTACCCAGATGGAACACTATTGTTTAATACTCGCCGTTCAGGATATACTGTTAAGGCATTTAGATCCAACTACTTCAATTCAACTGATTTTCCAAACGATGCGTTGCCAACTGTCAAGGATGCCTGGGTAACCGCAAGTGGAAACAAAAATGATGGCAGTCCGTACATGGGACGTCAAGCACAACGTAGCATTATTATTGAAGCAATGAGAAGTGGAATCGACGCAAATACTGAGATCCGTGAAGAACAAAGAGCTTTCAATCTGATTGCTGCACCAGGATATCCTGAGCTGATTTCAAACATGGTGGCACTAAACAATGACAGAAACAACACTGCATTTGTTATTGGTGATACTCCACTTCGTTTAGATGATAGCGGAAGCAGTTTGATTCGTTGGGCAACTAATAACAGTGGTGAAGGTGTTAGTACTGCTGATGGGTTAGCGATTAATGATCCATATCTGGGTGTATTCTACCCAAGCGGACAAACAAATGATCTTAGTGGTAACACAGTTGTAGTACCTGCAAGTCACATGATGATCCGCACAATTGTGCGGAATGACGAAATTGGTTATCCGTGGTTAGCACCAGCTGGTGTACGTCGCGGAACAATTGATAACGTGAATGCACTGGGATATGTTAATGCACAAACAGGTGCATTTGTACAGATTGCCAACCGCAACAGTGTTCGTGATACGCTTTACGAAAACAATGTTAATCCATTAACCTTTATTCCTGGATCAGGATTGGTTAACTATGGTAACAAGACCACACAAAGCGGAACAGCACTGGATCGCATTAACGTGGCACGATTAGTAGCGTTTGTGCGTCAACAGGTCGAATCAATTGGCAAGGGATACATCTTCGAACCAAATGATAAAATCACACGTGACGAAATTAAGAATCAGATCGAAGGCTTAATGAACGATCTAATCGCAAAACGTGGTATCTACGATTATCTAGTTGTGTGTGATGAATCAAATAACACAGCAGCACGAATTGATCGTAATGAACTGTACGTAGATATTGCGATTGAGCCAGTTAAGGCTGTGGAATTTGTGTACATTCCAGTACGCATTAAGAATACTGGTGAAATTTCAGCAGGTTTATAATATAATAAAAGTTGTATTATAATTTAAAGGGGCCGTAAATGGCCCCTTTTTTTTGTTTGGGTGGTTTGCATAAATAATAGCATATACTTTAATTAGGAGAAACAATAATGGCGGTTTCATCATTAACTAGAATGACAGTACCTTTATCGAGCGATCAGTCAAGCTCAACTCAAGGTCTATTAATGCCAAAGCTAAAATATCGCTTTCGCATTATTTTTGAAAACTTTGGTGTATCAACACCACGCACAGAATTAACAAAACAAGTAATTGACTTTGCTCGTCCAAGTGTATCGTTTGATGATATGACCATTGACATTTATAACTCAAGAGTGCGCCTAGCAGGCAGACACACCTGGGAAGATACTACAGTTAACCTACGTGACGATGCAGGTGGCAATGTGCAAAAATTAGTAGGCGAACAACTACAGAAACAATTTGATTTCATGGAAATGAGTTCAGCAAGTTCTGGTATTGACTACAAGTTTATTACACGTTGCGAAATCTTAGACGGCGGCAATGGCGCAAATGAACCAACTGTACTAGAGACTTGGGAACTATATGGTTGCTACCTAACCAGCGTTAACTACAACGACTTAGCATATAGCGAAAGTGCTCCTGTTACTATGGGATTAAACATTCGCTTTGACAATGCACTACAAACTCCGCTAGAAACCGGGTTAGGTGTTAATGTAGGACGTACACTGGGCACAGTAGTAACCGGCTAATAAACCATGTCATTTGGTAGTCAACTGAGCAGTATCTTTGGTGGATTCACCAAAGGACTATACCAAGGGCTGTTCGGTACCGACACAGTCAAAGATTACAAACATGCAAGTAAAACGTTCTTGTCGGACGGCTATTCTCTTGCGCCACAATCCAAATTTCTTTATCATGTTTATTTTAATTTAAACACTGCTCAAATATCTGGTTTAAGGAATACCATGGGATCTGCCAAAGATCTCAGTCAATTGGGAATGATGGTTAAAACCGCCGAACTTCCGTCTTATTCCATGGAAGTTGACACCTTAAATCAGTATAATCGAAAGCGGTATGTGCAACAAAAAATAAACTACAGACCAGTCTCTATTTCGTTTCATGATGATGGTAGTGATTTAATTCGCAGCATGTGGTATAACTATTATACCTATTACTTTTCAGATGCTAGACACAGCTATGACGGTATTAGCACAGGAAACAGTACTGGTAACCTGAGCAACGGACCATTTGATTTTAATCGCAGAGACATCTATGACGATTTGCGCAGTATACATGATTGGGGTTACAATGCTGAAAGTGAAACTGGCGGATATAAACCCAACTTCTTCAGGGATATCAGAATCTACGGATTAAACAGAGGCAATTTTGTGGAATATACTCTGATTAATCCAATTATCACTGATTGGAATCACGATACATTTGATTACGCAGATGGTGGTGGGACCATGACCAACCGAATGACACTACAATATGAAACAGTTAAATATCGTCGTGGAAAAATTGGGACACCTGGTGATAGTGAAGTTCGCGGCTGGGGTGATGATGCAAACTATGATAGCAGTCCAAGCAAACTGAGTCAGGGCGGGAGCACGACGAGTATTTTTGGTCAGGGTGGTCTACTTGATGCAGGCTCTAGTGTTATTTCTGATTTACAAAATGGAAATCCACTGGGTGCTATTTTAACTGCTGGAAGGTCATATGAAACATTTAAAAATGCTGATCTGGGAAGTATATTAGCCGAAGAGGGCGTACAGCAGATTGTAACACAAGGTACAATATTAGCACAAAATCAAACAGTACAGAACAGTGTGTCAAATTTTATTTTTTCTAAACCAGATACCAGCTTAACTGGAACAACACCACTGGGCAGTTCTACCACACAAAGCAATGGTGGGTTTACTAGTGCAACAAATTGGAAAAATCCAAATCTAACTGCACAACCAGTAAACACACGCACTTTACAAACTTATAATATACCAACGGATGTTCAAAGTAACGGAACTACCGCCAACTGGCTTCCTGAAAATTATTTCTCAGATGAAGATTTGGGCATTGGAGGTCCAAGAAATCTTCCACCGATAACTTCACCGAGATAAAACTATTATGGCAAGTGTTAACGTACAAAAATCATCACAACAAACCAAGATTTATGACAAATACTATGATGTGGAACTTGTGATATCCACGCAGGAATATGACATAGTATATTCATATTTTAAAAAAGTCATGAATGAAGATGAAGAAGTAGCTAAAAACTTCACAGCCAGTATTTTTAAATTGTCAAAAGATACTGGCATTAGTGCGCTAACCTATTTGGAAAATCTCAAAGGACAGGACGCAGTTCAACTAAGTTTAACCATGACATATTATCTGAATCAGGTTCGTTCAAATTCAACATTGCTGGGTGTTGGTCAAATAATAACACCCAATTTTTATGCAGCACGCAATGTAGTGAGCTAACATGGCACGAACTAAATTCTCACAAGGAGTTTATGAAGTTCGTAATGCTAACAAATATGTAGGCAAAGGCAAACCTCGTTATCGTAGTAGCTGGGAACTTTCATTCATGCATTTTTGTGATAATAATGAACACATTTTACAATGGGCAAGTGAAGCCATCAGCATTCCATATCGCAATCCACTGACGGGAAAAGCCACGCAGTATGTTCCGGACTTTTTTGTTCTATATCGAACAAAAAACAACAAACAAGTAGCTGAACTGATTGAAATCAAACCCAAAGCACAGTCCATGATAACTGAAAAACAAAATACCAATCAACGTGCTGTGGTAGCAGTAAATCATGCCAAATGGGAAGCCGCACGGGCCTGGTGCAAACGAAATAAGTTGATTTTTCGTGTAATTACTGAAGACCAGATTTTCCACCGCTAAATATTTTCATGACTCGTAAACTTGAAGAACTTTTTGATTTGCCACCAGCGTCTGCTAATGAAGAAGTGGACAGTGTTGATGAACCTGAAGAATCATTTGGTGTCCCGCAAACCTACGAAGGCTACAGCAATTTAGAAAAGATTGATGCGGCGTTACCTGCTGTTAAAAATCTCGAAGCATCCGATAAAGAAATGGATCAACTTGCCGAAACCGCAATGAAAACATATCAAGACTTAGTTGATTTGGGTATGAATGTTGAAGCACGCTTTAGTTCAGAAATTTTTTCAGTTGCAAGTTCGTTACTTGGGCATGCTATTACAGCTAAA